ACAATACTTCATGTATTTTTTCTCCCATAGTGATCTATAAACTATGCGAGATGGATTCCCACGATACTTTTTTGGGTATAAGGGTTTATAAAGTCCAGAATAAGCCATATATAATATAGAATCCAACAATTATATTTAGTGGCACAGCATACAATAGACGAATTTATGAATAAAATTGGTAGGCAGAAGGGGATGTCCCTGACTACTGGTTTTGATGTGTTTTTTGAATGGGGTCCTGAAAGTACATTTCCTCAAAGATATTATTTTGATGGAGATGAGGACATAGTTCATATGATGTGTGATGAAGCACAGTTACCTAATGTTCAAACTGCGACAGGGCAATTAAATGGTAGATATGTTGGTGAATCTGGTGTGCAATATGCACATTCAAGAATGTTTACTGATGTTGGATTAGGATTTCTTTGTGATGCTAAACTAATACCATTAAAATTCTTCAATTGGTGGTATCAATGGATGTTTAATGAGGAATTTGTAGAAGGAGAAAATGAGTTATACTCTGCTATGTCCTCTACACCTCAACCTCGCAACAGAATCAACAGAGTTAGATATCTAGATGAGTATGCTGCTACTGTTAAAATAATAAAGACAGAACCAGATGGTGTTGCTTCTAATAATAGAGCACCAATTACATATATTCTTGAAAATGCTTATCCATACGCCATAGATGCTGTACCTCTTTCTTATGGTAGTTCACAACTTACAAGAGTTAATGTCAACTTCTATTACTCCAGACACACAGTTGTTTATGGTGACAAGAAAGATACAACATTCACTGGTCTTGACTATGATGATCCAGCAGCAGGAAATTTTGGTACAATTCCTGGTGTTCGTGGTAGATAGCAAAATCAACTTTTTGATTCTGTAAAAGTGGGAAAATTTTTTCCGCTATTTTTTTGCTTAAAAAGTCGCTATATATAAATATACGACTTGAAATTGTTTTTATGGCATTACCGAAACTTGGGTATCCTACGTTTGAACTTGAATTACCCTCTACAGGCAAAACTATCAAATATCGTCCATTTCTCGTAAAAGAGGAAAAAGTGCTTTTAATGGCACTTGAGTCAAAAGACGAAAAACAGGTGATTAGTGCAGTTAAGGATTTAATCAAAAATTGCGTTATTACACGAATTAAGGTAGATACACTACCTAGTTTTGATTTAGAATATTTGTTTTTGAAGATTAGAGGAGCATCTATTGGTGAAAATATCACTTTAACTGTAACTTGTCTTGACGACAATGAAACACAGGTAGAAGCAAATATCAATATTAATGATGTAGAAATTCTGAAACCAGAAGGACATGATAAAAAGATTATGTTTGATGATAAAACTGGTCTTGTTATGAAATATCCTAGTATGAAGGAATTTGTTGATAGGGAGTTTTTACAGAAGGAAATGAAGACTGAAGATGTATATGGATTTATTGCAGATTCTATAGATCAAATATTTGATGATGAAGAGGTATATGACTCAAGTACCACTACAAAAAAGGAATTCCGCACATTTGTTGATAATTTAACTACCAAACAATTTGAAAAAATACAAGAATTTTATACTACATGTCCTAAATTAAGTCATACCTTTAAGGTTGTAAACCCTAAGACTGGCAAGGAATCTTCGTACACAATTGAGGGATTACAGAGTTTTTTCGCATAGCACTCTTTCAGAATAATTTGGAAGGGTACTTTAGAATGAATTTTGCCTTGATGCAGTACCATAAATACAGCTTGAGTGAAATTGAAAATATGTTACCTTGGGAAAAAGAAGTATACACAACTTTTTTAGTCCAATATCTTGAAGAACTTAAACAAAAACAAGAAGCAGCTAAAGCAAAACGATAGTGGCATCATTACAGAAGACATATAAAGGAGATTTAACAACATCAATTGCTGGTGCTATTTGGAATCGCATCAAGCAAGCTGATGAGAGAAAGCAGCTTGATAAATCAGGTGCGTCTAAAGAAGTTAAGGATGCAGCAACAGAATTAGTAAAAGACGATTCAAGTTCTTTACCAGTACAAAATAGTGATGTTAGAGAAACAATAGTAAGAATTTTTACACCTCTAGATGGAAAATTACTTCAAGTAAAAAACAGAGTTAGTAATTTATCTGATAAAGTTAACTTAATAGCAGGTGGTTTAGCAGATACTCAGAAATTACTTGTTAGTAGAAATGATCTTCTAGAAGACAAATTTGATGAAATATCAAAAGTTATTGGTAATGTATCGGCAATAGAAAAACGAAGAGATGCAGAATCTAAATTTGAAGATTTAGAAAATTCACTTGAAAGAGGATTTGATCTTTCAGGTACATTTGCTTTTGAAAAAACAAACACAGGATCATATGGTATTTTAGGAAAATTACTTTCTGGTATACTAGGTAATAGATTTACAGCTCAATTAGTTAATCAAATTGCTAAATCTCTTATTCCAAGAGGTGTTAGAGCAAGAGGTAGACTTTTAAGAAAATCTTTATTACCTGCTAGAAAACTTGTAAAACAACTTAAAACACCAGGAACAAGTATTGCTAAAAATATTTTAAAACCTCTTGGATTGTTTGGTGGTAAAAAAGCATTTGGAATATTAGGAAAAGGTTTTAGCCAAATATTAGGTAAAGATTATGCAGCTGCTAGATTTGGTCAGTTTCTAGCAAGAAAACTTCAAAAAACGTACCTCAGCTCTGACCCTGTAGTACGAGGTATTTTAAGACAATTACAAGAGGTTACTACCGTAGCAGGTCCAGGTGGTTTAAAAATTGGAAACACTGCTGATGATTTAGCTGATTTGATTATTGCTGATTTTGAATTTAGGAGAGCATTTCCAGAGAAACCACTATCCAAAGCTATTAAAAGATCAACCAAAAAAGTAACTACAGATGTTGCTCCTAATCTTATAGGAGGTATATCTAGAAAAATTACTAAAGTAGCATCACCTAAAGTATTAAATAATACTCTCTCTAATGTTGATGGAATTTTTGCTAAAGCAATAACAAATCCTAAAATTCAGAAAGCAATAATTGATAAAATTGGTAAAGAGGGTGCAGAAAAGATAGGAATTAAACTTGCTGCTGGTGGTACGAAAGGTGGATTTCCGTTATTTGGTACTGCATATGCAGCTGTTGAAGGTTTAGTTCGTCTTGTTTTGGGTGATCCTGAAGGTATGATGTTAAGTTTCGGTAGTGGTATACCAGCCGCAGGTTGGGGATTTGCTGTTATTGATATTCTTCGTGATATTGATAGAGAAGCATATAATAAACATATTAGACCAAATCTTCCTATTCCAAACGACACGGATATTGCTGGATACTTTATGGATGCTTTTAATATTGGAATAGATCAATTTGAAAGAGGTAATACAACTTTTAAAGCACCAACTGGTATGGGTGCTAATGTAAATGTTATATCTGAAATACTTGGTGTTACGCAAGCATTTGGTGCTGCATCAGGATTTGGTAGTCAAGTATCAGGATTAATATCTTCAGAGGGATTGTCTGGTTTTCCTATACCTAGAGTTAATTATAATTTTGATGTTGGTAATGTAGGTTCTGGACTTGCATCTTCTAATCAACCTCTAAAACAAGGGAGAGAAGAAGAACTTAAAATGACAAGAAAATTGGATAAAAAATTAGATGAAGATGACGATGATGATAATAAAGAAGAGGACAAAGTAGAAACTCGTAGAAATGATGGTAAACCAGAGGGTAATAATCAATGGTGGGATTTTCTAGATGTATTTGCAAATCCAGCTGCTGATGGTGAAGGTGGTACAGGAGGTGTTATTTCACAAACTCCTATTATGGGAATTGGTGGTGGTTCAACTATAGAATTTTATGGACAACAAGGTAGAGATAGATCTGGAGAACCAGGTGTTGATTTTAGTTTTCAAGATTATAAGAATAACTATAATTTGTTTCCTGGTTATGTTCTTGAGACAGGATTATTATATGGTAAAGGATATGGTAATGTAGTGGTTGTTAGAAGTACAGATCCTAGTAATGGAAGACAATTTGATGCTTTATATTCACACTTCCCTGACGGTGGTATTAATGTTAAAACAGGTCAACAAGTGGCCGCTGGTGATCTTCTTGGTTCTGTTGGATTTGTGAGTGTAGATACACCTGGTGTACCACAAATCCAACCAAATAATGCAGGTAATATGTCAGGATGGCACACTAGTGTTGATTTCTTTGAACCTGATAGTCCTGCACGTTATAGCAATGCAGATAAACTAATTAATTTAATTACAGGTGCTGGTGGTCAGACCCCTCATGGGTTATTAGAAAAATTAAAACCAAGTAATTCTAGTGGCAATCAAAGTTCGTTAAATAACATTGAAGCAAATAGTAATTTATCTACTGCTATGACCAGTATGGTAGAAAATGGTAGTAGTGAAAGGTTGATGACACAAAAAAAATCAAGGAAACGTCAACTTCCTATTGTAATTATTAACAATCAGAGTATTAACGCTAATCAAACTACTATTCCTATGACTGGTTCTAGTGAAAAAGGCAATTTCTTTGAAGCATATAACTTAGCAAGGTATACAGTATAATGGCAAGTTTAATAAAGACATATAAAGGAGATCTAACAACTTTCATTGCTGGAAAAATTTGGGAGTTTGTGAAGGGAAGAGCAAAAAAAGGTTCTCAAGATATTGAAGATGAAGAACCTACTAAGCAGTCAGGACAACCAAGTTCAGTAAGTTCTGTAACTTCTCTTTTATCTGCTCGTGGAGGTGCAATTGTAAAATCTCAAGATCCTAGAATAGCAAAACTTACTAATCTTATTAATAATCCAGGTGCTACTGCTGGTGAAAGAGCAGCAGCACGTGCTGCCCTAAAAAGAGTTACAAGAAGAACACCACAATTTGAAAGAGGTTTTTTCCCTAAAAATTTCAATAGTGGAATTAAAGTTAGAGATGAAAAACTTGGTGTTTTTCTAGGAAAATTAGCACTTTCATTGAGTTCTAGTTTTAATAGTATAAATCAAAAACTCAATGAGACTGATGATGGAATAACTGCTACTAAAGATGGTATTGATAAAACTTATAAAAAATTAGAACAAAATTCTGATAGTCTTGAAAGTAAATTAGATGGTATTATTGAAGCACTTAGATATTCTGGTAATGTTGAAAAACAGAAGAGAGATCAAAGAGAAGCAGCTGCCAAAATAGCAGAGCAGAGACAAGATATAGACCTATCAAATACCAACAGAATCTTGATGCAAGATATGGATAGGCAAGAGATTCGTGATTTGCAAAGAGAGAATCTTGCGGATGATATAGCAGATGATGCTGCTAATAATTTTCAAGGTCAAACAACAGATCCTATGGAGGATCTACCTCAACTTGCTGAAGGTGGTATAGTTTCTGGTCCTGACAGTGGATATCTTGCAGTTTTACATGGAGATGAAGCTGTTATTCCTCTTGACAATAATTATACTCAAGGTGAACCTAGTGCTGTTGGTGATAAACCAATATCACAAATGCCAATGATGGCAGAAAGAGGTATAACTCCAGGTGATAATCCATCTAGTATGAAACCTAAATTTACTATTAATAAACCATCTTCAAGTTCTACATTAAATTTTGGTGGTAATATGGGTGGTGGAGATCTTGCAAAAGCAATTCAATTACCAGCAAAAGCAGCTGGTTTGGTGACTATGGGTATAATGGGTAATGTAATGAAACAAGCTCTTTTACCACCAGGTATCATAGGACATTTACAAGCTTTAACTTCTCCTATAGCAAAAGCTTTTGGAATTCCTGATGTAATGGCAGCTAATCAAAAAGAAAAATCAGAACAAGAATTTGCTCAGAATCAAGGAAGACAAGAAGTTCTTGATGCTAATATGGGTAAAAAGGGTAGAGAAAGAGGAGTATTGGGTCAAATTAAAGACTTTTTGTTTGGCACTGGTGGAGGTATGACCTATAGAGGTACGGGTGGCAATACTTATGTTAATAATAGAACATCTGGGACTGGTGGATATGGAGTTGGTGGGTGGCCGTTTGGTGGTGGTAAAAAAGAGAAAACTTATGAATCTAAACAAGATTTTGGAGCTATTTTGAGAGCTACAGCAATGAAAGATGCTACAATGGTTATTAATGGATTTGGGGATCCAGAAAGATTTAAGAAAAAATATGGTATTACTGCTGAACAGTTCTTGGCATTACCAGATTATCCTACAGATCAATCTTCTCTTAATAGTAATGTATTTACTAAAAATGTAGCTTACGATAATGCATTTGATTATTATAACTCACCTGAGTATGGATTAAAAACCTCAGAGATAGCATATAATATGTCAATGGCAGATGAGGTAAATAATATGATTGATGGATTAACTGATCCACAGAATCAAGTTGTTATGAACAATACTAATAATTCAAGTGCAGGTAAACAAATAGAATATTCTGCTATTGCGGTAAGAGGAAAACCTTTAAAAGAGGGAACATATGTATCACCATATTCAGTGTAGTTAAATGAGTAAAGAGTATGCAACTAGTTTTGATATTATACAAATTTCTTTGTATAAAGTAGGAAATGATGCTAAACCATATGTCAACCTTGCTGGTGATATGTGTAAACAATTTCAATATTTTGAGGATATTATGTGGCCAGCATATGCTGCTACTATGGTAATAGAAGATAATGCTGAGAATATTATATCCACTATGCCTATTCAGGGATTTGAAAAAGTTGTTGTTGAGGTTGATGATCAAACAGAAACTTCTGGACAAAATAATGGAAGATACACATATGAATTTCGTGTATATAATATTTCTAATAGAGTTGGATCTGAAAGAAAACAAACATATACATTAGGATTGATATCCGAGGAAGGATTGATCAATGAAGGTATAACAGTAAATAAGGTATTATCTGGAAATACATCTGGGTTAGTTCAAAAAATTCTTGATGAGTATTTGCATGTTCCAAGTAATAAAATGAATGTAGAAGCATCTACAACAAACATGAAAATTCTTCCTACAAAAAAATCTCCATTTACATTAATAAAATCTTTCTTACCAAAAACTATATCAGAAAAAATTGCGATTAAATCAAAGAATAAAAATGAAACAAAAAGTAGTAACATAGATAGTGATATATCAGATCCAGAAAAAAAGAAAGGTTCTGGAACTGCTGGATACTTGTTCTTTCAAACAAATAGAGGGCATGTTTTTAGATCAATTGATAGTTTAGTCTCTATTAGTGAAGATGAGTTCAATGGTTCACCAGTACAAAGTGGTCTTTTTTATTGGCAACCTGCTAAAGGATCTCAACCCTCTATGTTTAGGATACAAGAAATTGTATTTGGACAAGAATTTGATATGATTAAAAAGTTGAGAGAAGGTCATTACGCATCAATATGCTGCTATTTCAATATAAATAATCTAACTTACGAGGAACAACAATATTCTCTTGTAGATACTTGGGATGAAATGGCACATCTAGGTAGTCAGACAAAACTTCCTAAAGGTCAGACTAATTTATCACAATATCCAACGAGAGTAATGTCAACTATAGTTGACAATGAGGTTTGGAATAACGAACCCACTATCGCTTCAACTGAAACTGGTGGTGATGGTAGTCATCCTTATCAAGATAATCAAAAATATTATTTATCACAAGGTCTTGCAAGAGCAGGTATATTGTTTAATCAGCAGTTAACTATATCTCTAACAGGACATCTTGAATTATGTGCAGGTGATAAAATTGAGATAAGGATTCCCGAACAAGCATCAGAATCTGTAAAAGGAGATAATGCATATGATCCAGAACACAGTGGTACATATTTAATCAAACAATTAAATCATCAATTCAACATCGGAGATACCAGAACTGTATATACTGTGTTAGACTTGGTAAGAGATTCCCAAGGAATCAAAGATCAAGAAAGTAACGTAAAATAAGGAGAACATATGGAAAGTATAGAACAACACATAGAAAAAGATAAAAAAATAGTAGATGATCCAACAGCAAATCCTGCTGCTCGTAGACATGCAAAAGAAGAGTTGCATGAACTAGAAGAGTATGTAGAGCATCATAAAGATGAGATTGCAGCAGGTGATCACCATGATCCAAATGCATTAGAACTATTCTGTGATATGCATCCAGACGAACCAGAGTGCCTAGTATATGACGATTGATTCTGCCCTAAACGAACTCTATCCAATTCACCAAATAGGATCTGATGGATTCAAATGGTGGATTGGACAAATTGAGGAACCAAGTAAAAATGACCCCAAGCAATCAGGGAGATGTAAAGTAAGAATTGTTGGTTTACATCCAAAATCTTGCAATGCTGTTGAGAATAAAGATTTGCCTTGGGCGGTTGCTACAATGCCTGTAACAACTCCACATATAATTGGTGTTTCTACAACAGTTTCAGATCAACTTGAAAAAGGAGTTTGGGTAGTAGGATTTTTTCTAGATAATGAACGTCAGCATCCATGTATTATTGGATCTATAGGAGGTGTTGCTCATTCATCAGATACACCTCCAGAAGGAGAAGATCCATCAAAAGAATGTCTGGCATTTACAAGTTTTATTCCTAATACTACTGCTATTTCAGATCAGGGAGATTCTTCAAAGAATTTTTGTGCAGTTCCAACTACACTATCTGGTCATCAACAAATTGGTAAGGAACAAGAAGCAAACTCAATTTCAGCATCAGCAGAAACCAATATGCAGGTTGCTCAAAATGGAGAAAATAGTAATGTAAATCCTGCTGGCATTAAAGTATGTGTAGAGAGACCAAGCACATGTAAATCTGATGTAAAATCTAAGTATACCAGATTGTTCTCTGAAATGTTATATGA